TGAAGCATCCATATCTCGGCGAAAAGCTGCAATGGGGGATGATTCCGTATGTTCAGGCCCTGTTACTGGCAAGATACCTTCGCGGGGATTTGGATGCTTATCCTCCGTTCCTTTGGAAATAACCGTGTTGAGGCAGAAAGGAAGGTTTAATTATGTTTGTGCTTATAACCTATGATGTTAACACAGAGGATGCGGACGGAAAAAGACGATTACGCCGCATCGCAAAGCAGTGTGTAAACTATGGACAGCGTGTGCAGAATTCGGTATTCGAGTGCATACTCGATCCGGCGCAGTGCCGCAGGTTAAAAGCTGAGCTTTGCAGCATCATGGATGCTGAACGTGACAGTCTTCGTTTCTATTATCTGGGTAACAAATATGAAAACAAGATTGAGCATTTCGGAACAAAGTCGGGTTACGACCCTGAGGGTATGCTGATGCTTTGATTACTTGCCGCGAACACTAAGCGGTCAGAAAAAATCAGGGTGGTTCGCGCAATTACATGCGGACAAAACATGCTTTTCTTCAAGAATTGTTAAGCGGATAAGAAACGAAACGCGCATAAAAGGCAGGTCTTTGCTTGCAGTGCCGCCTTTTTTACTGTATAATGGAAAATGAACAGCGGGGAATGATCACTTTCATACTTGCTGTTTGCGGAAATGTTGATTACGTCTATTCGTTTCCGCAGTCGCCGCCTTCACGGGCGGCGTGGATTGAAATCATCGCGACCGATGTAACAAGCATCGCCGCAATCTGTCGCCGCCTTCACGGGCGGCGTGGATTGAAATGGCATTTGGTTACATACCTGCATGACGTTGAATCGTCGCCGCCTTCACGGGCGGCGTGGATTGAAATTACTCCGTCAATGCCGGTCATCAATGCCGCTTGGTCGTCGCCGCCTTCACGGGCGGCGTGGATTGAAATTCACAAATGCCGCGTGGCTGTACGCATGGAATCAGTCGCCGCCTTCACGGGCGGCGTGGATTGAAATTTTTCGGAAACGCTGTGTTATACTCATACTATTGTCGCCGCCTTCACGGGCGGCGTGGATTGAAATAGTAACATTGCGCTGAATGTTGCGGAATTTCGTGTCGCCGCCTTCACGGGCGGCGTGGATTGAAATTTCATTCTTTCGGTCTATTTCCGCAAACTTTACGTCGCCGCCTTCACGGGCGGCGTGGATTGAAATAAACGAACGAACGGATTGAATACGATAATATTGCGTCGCCGCCTTCACGGGCGGCGTGGATTGAAATACTGATTATTTGCCTTTTTAGGATCTGCAATTTAGTCGCCGCCTTCACGGGGGGCGTGTACAAGAATTTCGAGCCGCCATTTGATAACTGGACATTTGACCTATTTTAAAATCAATTCTATTTTTAAAAAAGGATTATCGATATTTCTAAATTTAATTATTCAACATACACAAGCTATTATAATATGTACATTAAATGACTGAAAACGGATAAAAAAGGATGCTATAGCTAACGTAGTAGCCTACAGCATCCACACCGTGCTGACGGGCAAGCTGTGCCGCTGGTCTCCCGTTTTCGCACCTTGACTTTTGTCTCCTGCCCTGATATAATCAAGGGGCGATACAGGCAGGTTAATCGCCCCTGTGTTGCTCGCCTCGGCAGTGTTTACGTTAGCTGGTACGCACTGCCGATTTTTTTACTGCATGATATAACTCACACAATCGATGATATCTTGGGCATCAATGCCCCGAGCACTCATCCACTCGATTAGTCTTGCGATCAATCGCTTCATCTTCATGTTTCTCTCCTCCTCCTGCCAAATTTGTGCTTTCCTGAGCACAGATTGATTATACAACAATTGATTAATTTTGTCAAGCGTTTAATAAGCATATTTTAAGTATATTTTATTAACTCATAATCCATGGTACAAAAAAGGCTGCGTTAACGCAGCTTGAATTCGGGTTGTGCTGCGATATCGCAGCAGCATCATCGTTGCGGGACGGTTGCCCGTCCCGACGTGTTGCCCGCCCTTTGCGGGCGCGTTTTGGTTTAAATCTCGACGCCGAGGATCTCGGCGGCCTTGTAAATCACGTTTTCGAAGCTTTCGCCGTCGGCGGCGTCATACTCTTCGATCATGTCTGCTGCTTCGCAGAGGGCTTTGATCTCTGCTTCGACATCTGCCCAGGTCTGTGCGTTTTTGATGGTCTCTGCGATTTCGTGGATATTTTTCATGTTCTTTGCCTTTCTGGTTTTTTGGGTTTTCCTTCCCTTTGACGCTTATAATTATACAGCATTTGCGCTTAAATGTCAAGCATCTAATTAGCGTTTTTAAAGTATATTTTACCGATTTTTGAGCATCGCCGTCACAACTGCGGACACAAAAAAGCACCCGCCTTTCGGCAGGTGCTTCTCGGAGCAGGACCCCGATGATTTTTTTAGTCGCGGTTGTCGATAATCCATGCCGCGGACGTCGCCTCGAACCATTTTTTATACATGCGCATCGTGCCATTGGTCTCGGCTACCTCCAGCACAGCGGCTTTCGCCTCTTCGGGGGTTGCGCCGTGCTTAATCTTGTACCTATATGCGTTGGACTCTTCCTCGACCTTACCGCGCCGAATCGTGATAAACTCGTCATAAAAGATATTGTGTTTCGCTTCCCAGGCGCGGATAACGCCCGCGCGGATCTTTCTCGCCCAGGAAACTTGTTTTTCCGTGCCTTCGAGCACAGGCAGGTTGTACTCGGTCTCGATTTTCTCGGCGTATGCCGCGAGTTCGGCGTCAGCCTGCCTGCGCTCATCCTCTTTCATTTTGCGATAGCAATCAGGGCAGATGCCTTCTTTTTCGTACCATGCGATGCGGCGCTCGCGTTCGGAGTTTTTCCCGAAAAGATCAACGGTCGCTTCGTGTCCACAGCTAAATGTTACGGTATATTTCATATTACTTGCCTTTCTGGTTTTTGGGTTTTCCTTCCCTTTGACACTTAAAATTATACAGCATTCGCGCGATAATGTCAAGCGTTTATTTAATGTTTTTAAAGTATATTTTTAATTTCTGAGCTTAATTGCCATTAAGGCAAATAAAAAAAGCACCCGCCTTTCGGCCGGTGCTTTCTGGAGCAGAACTCCGACGATTTTCGCCCGATTTCATCAAGCAAAGTTTCGTTTTCATTTGAATCCACACACCTCGTGCCGAAGTCGATAAAAGATCTTTATCAGGATCACCCCCGCAAATGCGGGGAAAGTCAACTTGTCGCACGTGGTGGACTTGACTGGGTCATCGCTGACCACGCATATATGATACCACCGTGCCGGCTGTGCGTCAATACATTTTTATGCACAGCCGGAATATATTAATTCACCGGGCTGTTTTGGTTGGGGTTTAACGTGTTTATGGCATCCAGCACGGCAGACTCATCGGGGTGGATATACAACTGCGTCGTTGATAGCTGTGCGTGGCGCATGATGCGCTGTATCACGCTGGGCGCGATTTTTGCACCGACAGCGCAGGCTGTAGCCGTAGTATGGCGGCATGAGTATGGGGTCAGTCTGCGACATCCGCATCGATCAAGGCAATCGTAATATTTTTTGTAAAATGCTTTTTTGTACGTGTCGCATAGCAGCGGCGCGTCCCCTGTGTAGTCGATTAGCGCCTGCACAACCGGCATTAAAAAATCTGCTATTACTATAGGTCTTGCCTTGCGTTCGGCTGTCTTTAGACCCGCGCCGACGATCTGATGACTGTCCAGATGGATCATATCCTTGCGGCAGTGCAGCAGCTCTCCGGGCATCATGCCCGTGTAGATCATCAGCAGGATATAGCCTGCCCATGTGTCACCGCCGTCATACCCGCGCCATATAGCGCGGATCTCTTCGTCGCTAAACGGCGTGCGTTCTGTCTCGTTCTTGGGCGGTAATACAATATATTCGGACAAATCCCTGCTGGTCCATCCCTGCATCATGGCTATACGGTACATGTGCCGCAATATCGATTTTATATCCTGTGCGCAGTAAAAAGTCAGGCCGTCCACCAGCCCTTGCAGGTCTGCTATGGTCACGGCATCGATGCGCGTATAGATCATATCGCCGATCCGTTTTAGGGCAGTGCGATAGCTGCACTGTTTTGATTCGCTAAGCTGACGATATTTTGTCTTTTCGTATTGCTCCCACAAATCGCCGAAAGTTACATGCTTTTTGGGCATGGCGGCATTTGCTAACTGCATACAAAACTCCAAAGCTTCACGCTTCGTTTTAAATCCGCCTTTAGTGCGGCGGACCTGCTGCACACGGCCCGTATCCGGATCGCGCTTGATGCCGACGGTCACCTGCGCCGTCCACGTGCTGCCGCGCTTGTACGCCGTGCCGGTGCCGTTGGGACGCGTGCGGGGGCGCGTTTTTTTTGACGCGGACTGATCCGCGCCGCAGGCTATGCAGTATCGGCCATCAGGCACATCTTTTTTGCACTTTTTGCAAATCATAACTTTTTACCCCCAAAAACATTTTATATCTTTTTTTTGCTTTTTGCAACTGCAAATCCGTACCATATATTACCGCATGACATTCAGCACTCCCGCATGTATAATCACCCGTGGAGGTGATATATATGGACTATGCAGATTATAGACAATCCCGTGATATGACATGGCGGCTGCTGCTAAAGCACGATGTCACTGCCCTGCCCGTCAGGGTCGGTGCGATATGCCGCGCCGAGGGGCTGACAGTCATCAGCTATCACGATGCGGATCCGCTGATCCGGCAGTACGGACTGACCGAGCACGCGGCCGAAAACGATGGCTTTACTTTGGGTAAAATCATATTTTATGATAATACCCGCTGCACGCCGGAGCGGCAGCGGTTTACCATCGCACACGAGCTGGGACACATCATGCTGCATCATAGCGGCAGACTTAAAAATCGCGAGCCCGCCGACGGTGATGCGACGGTCGAGCAGGCAGCAAACGTCTTCGCTTCGCGGCTGCTTGCGCCTGCGTGCGTGCTTTGGGGCTGTGGTGTGCATACTCCGGAGCAGATCGCGGCGCTGTGCAGCATCAGCCTTCCGGCAGCACGCTTCCGCGCTGCCCGCATGGCGGAGCTGTATGATCGCGAGCAGGATTTTTTGATGACCCGCGGGCGGAGCTGTTTTTTGCTGTCGCCGCTGGAGCGGCAGGTATATGAGGCCTTTGCCGACTATATCGCGGCGCATCGGCGCAGTCGCTGATACGGCCCGCATCCGTGCACAAAAAGCGTCCCGGAGCACATCCGGGACGCAGTGAAGACGTTTAATCGGCGTCGGCCTCCGTCTCCGCCGTGAATATATTCGCAACCGCACTATACAGCTGCCGATCGTCAAAATCGTTGGAGTGCACACGCACTATGACGCGCACATCGGGCATCAGAGGCAGGATCTCCGGCAGGTCATCCCTGCCGATGTTGCCGATGCAGCCGTACTGTGTGACGACATGCAGTGCCGGCTGCCCCTGATAGCTGTACCTGCGCAGTGCGCCGGGGACATATCGGCTGTCAGGATCATCATCCAGCACACCGCCGCCCTCGAAGGCTTCGCGAAGCACCGCCTGCCGGTGCGGTGCCTTAGGATCGTCATTGGGAAACGACACGCCGACAACTTTAACGGCAAAAGCAAAACCGAAGCGCTCATCCGGATCGAGGATCTCGTCCTCACGCAGCGGCGCATCGGCTTTCTGACTGCCGTCCGAGGCGGCTGCGGCTGCTATGATGATGCCCAAAAGCGCGAGCAGTCCGACCAGCCAAAAAGCCGTTTTTGACATCATGACACCCACGACTATGATGACCACCGCCGCAAGACCGCCGAAAATAAGCAAAGCTTTTTTGTTCATATATTTCTCCTTTTTACAAATCGTCAGTGTTTCCGCCGTCCGCGAGAACCTGAGCGATTTTTTCGATTGCCGCTATCCTGTCCGATGACATTTTTAACTTTGTTGTTTTCCCATCTCTGTGAAAAACAATCATATCATCAACGGTGACATCCGCTGTCTGTCCGTCCGTCTCGCGCGGCGGCGTTACTATATCCGTCTCTCCGCGCAGATACTCGGGCGTGGTACCCAGATCGGCCGCGATTGTTTGTAGGTATTCTTCGGGCATTGTTAAACCCTTGTTTTTCACTTCGTTTAAGTAATTTCCTGCTCTGCCGATAAGTTTGCAGATATAAACAAGAGTTTTCCCTTGTTGTTTTGTCAAATTTATTATTCGTGTCGTGTCCATTTTTGCCTCCAAAATATATTATAGGAATCACTATAAAAACGCTTGCATTATAGGGAATCCTATAGTATAATAACGATGTCAGATTTTGACAGGCAAAACGCCCGACAAAATTTATACGGTGTGGCAACCTTATTATACCAGTCCGGCGCGATAATGTCAAGAATTGACAATATAAAAATAAAGGGAAAAGGAGAAAAAATGACAGGAACTGAGATAAAAATGAAACTCGTCGAGCAGACGCTGTCCACGGCATGGCTGCGCCGCCGACTGGAAGAGGCCGGCGAGCCCGTGCCGCATACGGTACTGTGCAACATCCTGCGCGGCAGTCGGACAGGCCCGCAGCCGGACCGTGTACTTGCAAAAAGTGAGCAAATTCTCAATGATTACATTTCGAAAATCGGAGGTGACACGCAGTGACAGCGGCATCACAGCTCGACGTCATAAAAAATGACGATCGAATATTTGTTACGGTGGCGGACATTGCGCCGATCCTTAAGGCCGATCCGCTCTACCTGCGCGAGACAGCGCGGCAAGCGCCGGAGGCTCTGGGTTTTCCGGTCTGCGTTGTCGGTAGACGCGTAAAAATCCCGCGCGTGCCTTTCCTGCGTTTTTGCGGGGTTGACGACTAAAAAAATGTGCCCTGCGCCGTGTTTATTACACACGTTCAGATGTTCGGGACCTCCTCCTTATCCGTGCCGCCATGCGTGGCGGTACGGCGCAGGGCATACCCACAAATAAATAAAAAGAGGTAAAACATGAACAAAAAAGAAACTTACTACAAAAAACGTTTGTTCGCGCCGTGCTCACACTGCGTAGATGAGTGCACGCATCAGCCTATACAGGTGCTGATCGTAAAACCGCACCTCCGTCCGTACGGTGCGACCATCTGCCCGAGCCTACGGTCTATGCAGGACATCGTCGGCGGCTGCATCCAGGTGGTCCACGATGGGCTCTTAAAAGATGATGCCGTAATAGTTTGCAACGAGGAAGGTAAACTTATCGGCCTGCCGGCAAACCGCGCTTTGCGCGACAGCAGAAGTAAAGTGCAGGATGTCATATGCGGTACGTTTATGGTCGTCGGCACTGCCGGCGAGGATTTTACAAGCCTGACCCCGCGGCAGTTTGCCGACTGGACCGACAGGTTCTTATATTGCGAACAGATGATATATTTTGACGACAAAATCGTCGCGGTACCTATCGCCGACGGAAGCGCGGAAGCGGAGGATGAAAAGCATGAGTAAGTGTAATATATATGCCCGCATAACGACGCGGACGCTGGTTGATGCAGCGCGATACTGCTACTCAGCCGGAGGCGGATCCTGCGAAGGCTGTCCGCTTTGCGACATTTTTCCGGGCTGCATCGAGCACGATCTTGCGATCGAGCTTGCGGATCGCATTGAAGCTCTTGCAAAGTATGACAGCAGAGTAAAGATGCACGGCGATGAAGATTGACAAAACACTTGTTGCTGAAATTCGCGGCCTTAACTCTCTCGGAGACAGATCCGCAAAGGTGAAATTTGCGGAGAAAATGCGCGAAGCTGTTGCCGATCTGTCAAGCCCCAACGTTATGACGGCTTTCGGCGACATTTTAAGCAAGCACGGCAGGGCGGTTACCGCCCTGTGTGTGGCAGCCACGATTAGGAGCCGCGCCGACATGCTTAACTCCGCAGCCGTGGATTGGGCTGAAGCCGTGCTCGACAGCTTTGAGGACCCTGCCCGCGCTGTCAGACTGGGAGCGTATAATGACAACCTGCACCCGAGCAGGGTCGAGACGTATGCAAGCAACCTTATGAAATATACAACGGAGGGATGATACAAATGAATTATTTTGGACTATTTTTCGGCTTTTTTCTTCCCGGCCTTATCATCGGGATGTGGCTCGGCATGGGCGCAAAAGAAGGACGGAGGAAGACAAAATGAAAGCGGTCAGCAGCGAATGGAGAGTGACCTGCAATTACGTATGCGGAGGCCCCGTTTACAACGTATACAGGCTGCGGGATCGCGATGCGATCGATCACAGCGGCAACCGTGAGTACGTTGATGACAGGATAATGCGTGCGATCGAGCGCATGATGCAGCGCAAGCTTGACACTGCAACCCCGATAGACATGGTGGCCGCAGCCGATCTGCTGAATGTTGTCAACGAGGTTTTGAAAAATGAGTAAAAATTCCGGTGTATTGCGCTCAAAAACAAAAAGTAGCACTACACTCTGCTGGAACTGCCAGCGGGCAGCCGGACCTGTCGCGCAGCGGTGCGAGTGGAGCCGAAGCTTCCGACCGGTGCCGGGGTGGATCGCGCTCCCTGCGCCCGTGACTGTGGGTACCGGCGGCGGGAAGCACATCGAGTTGAGTTACCGCGTGATACGCTGCCCGCAGTTTGTGCCGGATGAGCGCATCAAGAGATGCCCGCAAGCGCAGCGGCATGGCTGCATCGAGGGTGCAACACGGCTCTGCGATTCGTGCAGATACTACACGATTAAAAACAAAGGCAATTATTAATTTGCTATCGCTGCTGCATGGCGGCAGATAGATTCCCGGTGCGGCAGGTGTTGGCGCACAAAAAAGACGAAAGGATAACCTTACGGTCATCGCCGCATCGGGACTACATAAGGCAAAAGGAGGACATTATGACGGCATACTTGGCGGATGCACTCGACAAGAGGGCTGAGACCGGCTGTCACCGGTGCAGCACCCAAACCGATGAGGGGAAGGAAGTTGATGCAGCCTACGACACCTGCGCAGGCTGCATCAACTACCGTCACTGCCGCACCCACCCCTGCTCAGCCGGCTGCACCGACGACTGCTGCCCCGGCTGCATCCGCCGTCAGGGCTGAGACTTACACCCTCGACGCTTTGAGCCGTGCCGCATCGGGATTATATAAGGCAAAAGGAGGACATTATGACATCAAAAGTGAGGACTGCATCGTCAGTCATCAGGGACAGCAACTATGTGGTCATCCAGGGGTGGATGATCACGCGCCTGGGGCTAAAGGGCAATGAGTTAATGATATATGCCGTGATATACGGATTCACGCAAAACGGAGAGGCTGAGTTTATCGGCAGCATGAAATATTTAGCGGATTGGACGAACTCAACGATCGAATCCGTCAGAAAGTGCATCAACTCGCTAATCAACAAAGGATATATCGTAAAGTCATTGGACGGCAGCGGGGTTAACGCTTACAAAGCCGTCCTTTCGGCAATTTATCCACATGCGGATAAAAATGTGGATAACTCGAACAACAGTGCCGAAAGACCTATACAACAAAGTTGTATGCCTATCCAACAAAGTTGTATCGACCATACAACAAAGTTGCATGACCCATACAACAAAGTTGTATCGCCTATGCAACAAAGTTGCATCAATAATTATATTAATAATAATAACATAGATAATAAAGATACACATACACCGCCCTGCGGCGGCGAGAGCGCGGACGATGCGTTCTCGCGTCTTTGGGCGCTGTATCCGCAGGCGCGGAGACAGGGCAAGCAGACCGCAAAGCGGGCTTACATGGCGGCACTTAAGCGCGGCGTGCCGGCGGAGCGCATCGAGGCGGGACTGCGCCGGTATGCAGACTATGTCACGCAGGCGCAGGTCGAAGACCGCTACGTCATGCAGGCTGCGACCTTTTTTCGCGGCGCACGGTGGGACGATGAGTACAGCACCACAGCGCCGAGGCAGCAGTCACAGCGGGCGCAGCGAGCAAATCCCGCGTTAAATTACAGACAGCGCACATACACGGCTGACCAGCTGCGTGCTATGGGCGTGGATCTCGGTGATGACATGTACGATGACTGATGGGGGAGGGATGACGATGACGGCAAAAGATTATCTTAGGCGCATCCGGCAGCTGGATGACGCTGCATCGGCCGCACAGCTGGAGCTGGAGCGCGTTGAAAGCACCGTGACACGCGTCACGGCGTGCCACAAACGTTTTTTTGCGGGCAAGGGTACAGATGATGCCGACCGCATGGCAAATGCCGTAGAGAGGCTACAGCGCGCCCGGGAGCGGTGCAATCAAGCGATAGATGACTATGTGGACTATCGCGACCACTGCCGCGAGCTGATGGACATGCTGCAAAGCCCGCTGCACCGTGCAGTGCTGATAGGGCGATACATCGCCTACCAGCCGCTGGACAGGCTTGCGGAGGTGCTGCACTACTCGACGCGGCAGATTGCCTATATCCATGGCGGAGCGTTGACCGAGTTTGCAAAAATCATGGACGATTGAAGACTGCATGTTTTTGCATGTTTTTGCAGTTTGTAGTGTGGTATAATGCTACCGTGGGAATTTGCAAAAAGAGATTTTCATGTTACCTCCTTTTTCGGCGCGGACGGGCAGGCATGTGCTGTATGTACTGCTGCCCGTCTGCTGCATCGATGGGCGGTGTGCCGGACTTAAATTGCCGGCGGTTGAGGATGGCGGGCAAAAAAAGTTGTGTCCCATAATTAAATCGCAATAAAAGCAAAACGAAAGGAAACAAAGTATGACGAATCAAAGTCGTTCAAAATCCGCTCTTTTTTGGATCGGTTTACTATCTGCGGTATACACCGCATTTGTCAGTGCCGGTGTTACTGCCGGCGTTGCTATGCCGTGGTATATCGGCGCTGTCGGCGTTGCACTGTCTGCCGTGCTGACATACTGCAACGGCAACAACCCATCCATCGCAGACAGGTACTAAAAACATCTCCCGCAGGCCTCTGCCGGTGCTTTGCCGTCATGCACACTTGCGGGCGGTCTGCTTAAAAAATGCGAAAAACATGCAGATATTGCGGCGGCACACATGCGACCAGTGAGACCTGCCCGCAAAAAACTATGGCGCAAAAATATGTGCGCAAAAAAATCCGCCGAGATGTAGATGCTTTCCGCAGCACGGCGGCCTGGACAGCAAAATCCGCCGAAATTCGAGAGCGTGACCTGTACTGCTGCCGCCTGTGTCTTGCCGAGGGCAGGATCACTATGCATGATCTTGGGGTCCATCACATAGTACCGCTCATGGCGGATTTTGATAAAAGGCTGGACAACGATAACCTTGTCACGCTTTGTGCATCACATCATCGACAGGCGGATGCGGGGCGGATCCCGCGCGCGGAGCTTGCAGCACTGGCGGCACAGCCGGCAATGCTCGGGCAAAAGCAGCATCCCCCCCGGGGGTAACGCGATCCTCTCACGCAAAAAGGCAAGACCGCCGTGCAACCCCGCTGCACACAAAATCCCCGAAATCGAATTTTAACCCGCCCCGCGAAACCGAGGCAGAAAGGATGACTGCATGGCACGACCGGCAAAAGCTGTCAGCACGCTGAGCAAAAAGCTGTCAAAAGAGGACGCGGCTGCACGCGAAGCGGCGGAAGCAAAAATCAGCACCGGCGAACCGCCGACCCCGCCCGACTACCTGACCGACGCCCAGCGGGAAATTTTTGAGACCGTCTGCACCGATCTGAAAGAAAGCAGCATCCTGTGCAGCATAGATAATTACGTACTGGCGAATTTTGCGATTGCGGTTGACCGCCTGCAAAACATCGAAAGGTCTATAAACGCGATGCCGGAAAAGATGCTTGAGAAATCGGTAATGGCAGCAAAGGACCGATACACAAAGGATTTTTTCCGCGGGTGCAGCGAGCTGTGCCTTAGCCCGCAAAGCAGGGCAAAAATGGCGCTTGCAAACGCAAATGCAGAAAAAGAAAAGAGCAATCCGCTGCTAAAGATCATCGAGGGGCTGAATGATGACGGCGAAGACCAGCAAGAGCTTTGAGCGGGCCCGTGGCTACTGCGAAGCCGTCGTGGGCGGAAAACTGGAAGCGCCGAAGTATGTAAAGCTGCAATGCGCAGATTTTTTGAGGGTGTGCAGCGGAGAATCCGAAAAGTACATGATAGACATGCGGCGCGGCCGCGTTATCGACCAGCTGACAAAGCTTATGATTATGCCTAAAGGCCTTGCCGCGGGCAAAAGCGTATATGAGTGCACCGCTGATTTTCAGTGGTTTTTTTATTTTACACCACTATGTGTCGTTTACAGGAATGAGCGATTACGCAGGCGATATGAGAGCGTGATATTGGAGATAGCCCGTAAAAACGGCAAAACCTTTATGATAGCTGTTGTTTTCATCCTGCTGTTTTTCCTCGAACCGCGTTTTTCACGTTTTTTTTCGGTCGCACCGGACGGGAAGCTGTCGAAAGAGCTGCACGGCTCAATCCGTGAAATCGTGAGGGCAAGCCCCGCTCTTCGCGACGCCTTTAAGCTCAAGCGGGATGAAATCGTATGCCCGGTGACGGATAACGTTTACACTCCGCTTGCGTACTCAAACGACCGTTTGGACGGCAAACTGCCGAATGTTTTTTTGATTGATGAGGCGGGTGCGCTGCCATCGACATACGCCATCGAGGCTATGCGATCCGGTCAGCTGACCATCCGCAACAAACTCGGCTGCGTCATATCCACAAAATATCCGCGCGAAGAGAATCCGTTTGAAGAGGAAGTTGCGTACGCGAAGCGCGTGCTTGACGGCACCGAAAAGGACGAAACGTTGTTTGCTTTGCTGTTTGAGCCTGACAGCCCGAAAGGTTGGGAGACCGACACGGCTATACTCAAACAGGCAAATCCGCTGAGCCTGACGGTGCCGGAGGTGTATGATGACCTGCTTAAAAAACGGCGCAGGGCGATAACCATGCGGTCGGCGCGGGAAAATTTTTTGTGCAAGCATTGCAACATCCTGTATCAGGGCAGCGCAACGGAAACCTATGTAGCGATAGACGACCTTCGGCGCGGCCGTGTGGACACTATCGACTGGCAGGGACGGCGCAGTTTTCTCGGAATTGACCTTGCGATGACAGAAGATAATTGCGCGGCAGTTTTTATCAGCGAGAGTGCGGACGGCGGCCTTGACGTGCTGCCGATCGGCTACCTGCCGGAGGATCGCATCGCTGAAAAGTCAGCCGCCGAAAAGCTGGACTACCAGCGGCTGATCGAAGAAGGCTGCTGCTATCCATGCGGCGACCGAATCATAAACTACAATTTTATTGAGGAACATATTCGGAAAACGGCGCGAGAGCGGGAGATGGACATAGTCGGGTTCGGGTTTGACCGTTGGAATTGTATATCAACGGCGAATAAGTTTGAAAACCCGACCGACGGCTATGAGCCGTGGAGCGGCACCATAGTAGAGCAAAAAAGTTATGTGCTGTCTCCGGCAGTCAAATACGTTGCCGAGTTGGTTGCGGAAGGCAAACTGCATTTTGCAGATAACAGAATGTTTGTAATTAATTTTGCAAATGCACGATGCACGTACGACACAAACCTAAACCGTTACATTTCGAAGAAGAAATCAAACGGAAAGATAGACATGGTGGCCGCGCTTTTAAACGCGGTTTTTGTATATCTGCAAGATAAAAATGAAAACGAGACGTGGGGAGCGCAGATATGAAAAAAGGCGCTAAATTTAATCCGCTGCGATTTTTGCGGGCGAAAGCCGAAAGGCGTGAGCTGTCGCCGGATCTGGATGATGTGCTTGCATCCGCACTTTTGCGCGGTGACAGGATCACGGAGGCGACAGCCCGCGGAGTGCCCGCGCTGTATGCAGGTGTCAGCTTTATCGCCGGCATGGTGTCCATGCTGCCGGTGCGGCTGTACTCGGAGGCAGACGGCAAAACTAAACCGCTGGCAGATCCGCGCACGGTACTGATAAACGATGACACGGGCGACCTGCTGGACGGTGTGCAGCTAAAGGCTGCGCTGGTCACGGACTACCTACTAAACGGCCGCGCCTACGCCTATGTAAGCTGGCGGCGCAACAAGGTTGAAAGCATACATTACGTCAAGCAATCTGAGGTCGGCTATCAAAAAAATGCCGACCCGATTTTTAAGACCGCAACCTACTATATCGGCGGACGGCAAATCGAAGGCGAGTACCTTGTCCGCCTGTTGAAAGATACTCGGGACGGCGTGACGGGTTCAGGCATAGTGGACAGCTGCAACGCCTGCTTAACCATCGCCGCCGACCTGCTTAAGTATGAGGGTGTCCTGGCTAAAACAGGCGGCACTAAAAAAGGCTTCCTGAAATCGCAAAAAAGACTTGATAAAGATGCACTTGATGCAGTCAAAAAGGCGTGGGCAAAGCTGTGGGGATCGCCCAACTGCGATGCGATGATCCTAAACGATGGCATGGATTTCATGGAGGCCTCGGGCACATCGGTCGAGCAGCAGCTGGATGAGCGCAAGCGCAACAACTACGCTGAAATTAGCAAATTGTTAAACTTGCCTGCGTCCGTGCTGGACGGGACCGCAACCGAGGCAGTGTTTAGACAGGTTGTAAAGACAGCGGTTACACCTATAGTCGCCGCATTGGAAACAGCCCTAAACCGTGCACTTTTGCTTGAGAGCGAGAAAGGTAAAAAATACTTTTCGTTCGACATGAACGAGCTATTGCGCGGCGACATGAAAACACGTTTTGAAGCATATCGCACCGCTATACAGGGCGGATTTATGACACGGGATGAGGTGCGTTACCGCGAAGACCTACCTGAGTTGGGATTTAACCTGATTTGTCTTAATTTGGGCGATGTGTACTACAACCCCGAAACGGATGAGATTTACACGCCTAACACAGGCGAAACGATGAAGATAAAGCGAGGCGATGAGCAAAATTGAAAAAACCAATCACAACCGAAATCCGAGATGACGGCAGCGTAATAATCAGCGGATACGTCAATGCGGTCGAGCGCGACAGCCGACTGCTGCATGATGCGAAACACGGCGATTTTTACGAACGCGTTGCGGAAGGTGCCTTCGGCGCGGCGCTCCGCCGCGCTGAAAACGAAATCGAACTAAAGCTTAACCATGACCGCGTCATCGGCAAACGCGGAGAAAATCTTGTGCTTGATGAGGACAGTATCGGCCTGCGTGCATCGGCGGCAGTCACGGACCCCGAGACTGTCGAGGCCGCCCGCGCAGGGAGGCTGACCGGATGGAGCTTCCGCTTTTACGTCCGCGCCGACGAGTGGACTGTAGAGGACGGCGTTAATCACCGCCGCCTGACGGATATCGACATAGACGAGGTATCAATCCTGACTAAAATGCCGGCATACAAAGCGACCACCGTGGACGTCCGCGCCGCATCCGGAGAGATCCGCGCTGCCGAGGTGCGCTGCACTGTCGCACCGGACAGGCTGTCCACGCTGATAAAGCAAATTGAGATAATAAAACTGAAAGGAAAATAAAATGAACGGAAACCTGAAAAAGATGCGCGAAAAGCGCAACGAAATAATCGCCGCGATGGAGGCTGTGGTAAATGCCGCCGCGGCGGAAGAGCGCAGCCTGACCGATGACGAGATCACTGCGTACAACGGCCACCGCGATGAGCTGACCCGCATCGATGCAACTATAGCAGCAATCGAAAATGTGCGCAGCGCGGAGCGCGAGGAAGAGCATCCGCCCAAAGACGGCGAAAAATTGACGCCCGAAGAGAGAAGTTTTGTGAGCTATCTGCGCGGTGAGATCCGTGTAGACGTCAACACCACAAAAACCAACGCGGGCGCGGTAATCCCCACTACCGTGGCCGATCGCATCGTCGAGTACGTCAAAAACGTATCCCCCATCGCAGAGTATGCGACACGATATGAGGGAATCGGCAAAATCACCATCGCCTATGAGGACAGCGCAAACACACTGGAAGCATCCTATGTGGAAGATCTTGAGAGCGCAGATGCGACTGCGCAGAAGCTGGTGAGCGTAACTCTTGATGGCTACAAGATCCGCGTGCCCGTAAAGGTGTCGCAGCAGCTGCTGGATAACAGCCAGGTCGATCTTATCGCATATCTGGTGCGCCGCATCGGCGATGCGCTTGCGGCAAAAATCGAAAAGGAATTTTTGCTCGGCACAAGCGGCAAAGTCGCAGGCCTTGCCGGAGGCGTCACGCGGACTGTGACCGCTGCAAGTGCGACAGCCGTCACCGCGGACGAGCTGATCGATGTGCAGGATGCTGTCCCCGATATTTATCAGGCTAACGGCATCTGGATCATGCATCCCAGAACGCGTACGGCAATCCGCAAACTCAAGGATGGCGAAAACCGCTACCTGCTTAATCTTGACCTTAACACAAAATGGGGGTACAGCCTGCTGGGCAAGCCTGTCTATGCGTCCGACGCCATGCCCGAGCCTGCGGCGGGGGCAAAAACGATTTTTTATGGTGATATGTCCGGACTTGCCTGCATCATCCGCGGTTTGCGCGTGCGAGTACTGACCGAGCGTTTTGCGGATGCTGACGCTGTTGGAATTTTCGGTTTTGCCGAAATTGACGCAAAGGTCGAAAACACACAGAAAATCTCCGTGCTCACTATGAAGGCCGCTACCTGAGGCTGATCCGATGAAGCTGAGCGAGCTGACCGAGAGGGATGTCGGGATCTACTGCCGCATCGAGGGAGAGGATGCGGCATTGGTCCCGGCGTACATAGACGCGGCAAAATCTTTCATCCTCCGGCAGACCGGACTGTCGGAGGACGAAGCGGATGCGCGGCCGGAGCTGACAATCGCGGCTTTGGCGCTGATCGGAGATTTTTACGAAAAACGCACTATGAGTGATGACACCGCAACCGAAAATCGCACAGTCGCGGCTATCATCGGGATGCACTGCCGGCATTTGGTCGCCGGAGACGGAGGCGAGGGATGAACCCGGGGAAAATGGACAAATGGCTGACGGTGACTGCGTTTGATGCAACAGCCGGAGTGTACAAAAAAGTGCGCAATGCTTACGGCGCATATCAGTATAAATCGCGCGTGGTACTGTCGCCGCACTCGGCTGCACTGCCCGGTGCGGAAATCATCACGCGCAGGATCGGGACCGTGCGCGGCAGCGGCTTGACCGTCGGCGGCAAAGATTATATCGTTGCGGATGTGGACGATACGGACCGAGGCAATCTGACGCTGACCGCGGCCGCCGTCCGGCTGCTGCCCTGCAAGGGCGCGCGCACGGAGTCCGTCACAGGCACGCTTAATCGTGCCGAAAACAAAAAAACGGCACTGCCCGATTTTGTGGCAGTGCTGAGCGAAAAATACATCGCGCATGACCAGCAGGCCGCGAACGCGGAGCTGCGGACCGAGCAGGTGCTGATCACGGCAAAAGCGGTGGATCTGCGCAGCGGGGATGATGTCACGGTGGACGGCGTCGCCTACACCGTGATGACCGCGCACACGGCGGATGATGGGCTGAATGAGTATATAGTTTTACGTGTGGAGGATGCGTGATGGCGGTCGAGATCCGAGCAGTGTCCGAGCAAATGGAAGCCGCGCTGAAAAGAGTGCCTGCGCTGAGGCGGAAAGTCATCGAGAGCGTGACGCAAAAGGTGAAAGCGCGGCTGGATACCGAAATCGCATCCCGCGTCCGCGACACGCATGGTAAAATTCGGGGCTGGCAGGAAATCCGCATTGGCAGCAAAGCAGGCTATGGCGTAATCGCGCCTGTCAGGGACGGCAGCGGCAGGGACAGCCCCGGCGCGATCACGCGATACCTGGAGGTCGGCCACCGCATCCGCAAGCCTAAAAAAGCGGGCGCAAAAGGCTATCGACCGCGCATCCGCGTTGCTGCCGTTGCAGGGCGGTTTTTTTATAAATCGGCCAACGCGCAAAAGGAAGGCATAATAAATGCCGAACTGAAGAAGTTTGAAAAAGAGCTTGCGGAAAATCTGGAAGGAAAAAACTGATGATAAGCGACAGCGATATGCTTGACGGCATCAATGCCGTGCTTGCAAAAAATTTTACAAACTATCGCGTGTATGTCAATTTGCAAAAAGAGGACTATGAGCGGCCGTCCGTGACGATCCTGTCTGGCAGCAAAAAAATGCAGCGCGAAACCCCGCACATCATCCACCGCGAGGAAGAGTATGAGATCATCATAAAAATCCCGACTGACAGTGCGGGCATAGCACCGCTGACCGATATGCAGACAGTGCAGCACAAAGCGGCGGCCGCCTTCGCACTGCCGGTTGCGGTTGCGGACAGGATGCTTTTGCCGCAGGTCACGCTGGTGCCGATAGAGGACAATGCTTTCGCTGAAATACGTTTAAATTTCGTTTTTTACGATTCGCCCGTTGAGACCGCGCCGGCGGAAGAAATGGAGCAGATAAGCACCGCGGTTGCGGTAAAAATCAAAAACAAGGAGACTGTAAATGATTCCAACCTTAAATATTACATTTAAGCAAGCAGCAAAAAAGACCGCTGCAAAGCTAACTCGCGGCACGGTCGCTGTTATCGTAAAAGATACTGCGCAGGCCCTTGCGGGTACGGTGGCCGAGGTATCCACGGTCGCTGACATCCCTGCCGCACTGTCAGCGGACAACAAAAAATACATCGAGCGTGCGCTTTCCGGCGGCGACCAAAAACCTAAGCGCGTGTACGTCGCTGTCATGGGCAGCGACGGCACCTATGCCGCGACACTGGCAGCACTTGCAAAGTACAGCTGGGACTGGCTGGCGGCGGACCCCGAGTGCAGCGCATCCGACGCAGCGACTATCGCGACATGGATCGCAACGCAGCGCGGCAAAGGTGCAGTGTATAAAGCCGTGCTGCCTAACAAAGCAGCAAACGATGCGGCGGTTGTAAACTTTGCCGCATCCGACATCACGGCGGAGGGCAGCACAGTGACGACCGCCGCTTTTTGCAGCCGCATCGCCGGACTGATAGCCGGTACGGGCATCGCGCAGAGTATCACCTACTATGTGCTGCCCGATGTGACGGACTGCGAGAGACTGACGGCTGATGAGATGAGCACAGCTGTCGCTGCCGGTAAGCTCATCCTGATGCACGACGGCGAAAAGGTGAAAATCGTGAGCGGTGTGACCAGTCTTGTACCCACAGGCGGGAAAAGCGATCCCCTGCAAAAAATCAAGACGGTCGAGGTTATAGACGCTATCAGGCGCGACATCACCCTGCTGGTGCAGGATGGGTATATCGGCAAAATGCCAAACACATATGATAACAAATGCGTTTTGATTACGGCTATCCGCGACTACCTGCGCACGCTTGAGGCGGAGGATGTGCTGGCCGAGGGCAGCACGGTCGAGATCGATGTAGCAGCGCAGCGAGACTGGCTTAAATCCGCCGGCGTGGACGTGAGCGACATGGACGATGATGCCGTCAAGGCAGCCAACACCGGAACGCATGTATTTCTTGCTGTAAACATCAGTATTTATGATGTGATCGAGACAATCAACATTGAAATCACGTACACGATGGAGGCATAAACGATGACAAAAGCAAAATTTGACGCAAAACGCGTCATGAACGGCACATGGGGCGAGCTGTGGATAGATGGAATCCTTGCTGCCGAGGTGTACAAAGTGCAGGCAAAAGAGTCATACAGCCGCGAAAACGTACCGATTTGCGGGTCGCTGACGGATGGCAAAAAGCTTACAAAGATAGAGCGCACAGGGTCCATCGGTATGCACCATGTCAATACCCGCATGGCGGGACTGATAGCAAATCGCATCCGCGCAGGCGAGGATCCTGCCTATACGCTGATATCAAAAATCGACGATCCCGACGCACTCGGCGCTGAGCGCGTCGCCTTTACGGGGGTGCGCTTTGATGACCTGACGCTTGCGGACTGGGAAGCGGGGGTACTTGGGAAAATCGAAGCGCCATTTTCTTTTGAAGATTACGAAATTCTCGATTCAGTGAGGTGAAGCAAAAATGAAAGAATCAAAAATCAACATTGTTGACCTTTTGCTGGAGCAGGATGCATCAAAGATCCGCGACCTGCCTACTGCGCAGATACGCATCACCCGCCTGTCAGACATCATCGGTGCGGATTTTTGTCTTGAGATCCGTGCACTGACCGGCGCGGAAATCGAGTCCATGCCCGACGGCATGGAGGGTATCGACCGAAAAATCCTGACGGCCGTTAAAAATTTTGATTTTACCGACGCGCAGCTGCGCGGAAAATTTACGCCCGACGGGCGCTGCACGCCGCTGACGCCCACCGAGCTGATAGACGTACTGCTGCTGCCGGGCGAAAAAATCCAGATAGTGCGCAAGATCAACGACCTCAGCGGCTACACCGATGACGCGGTCGAGGTAATCCGAAAAAACTGAAAACAGACCCGGAGCTGCTGCTTATGTATATCCTTTTTAGGGACAAGGGCATCTGCCCCGGGGACTACTACAAGAAATCAACAGGCGAAAAACTCTTGCTGGCGGCTTTTGTGCAGCAGATGTATGACGACAGGGAGAACTAAAAAATGTCAAAAACTGCTGAAACGTTATTTGTATTGCGTGACAACTACAGCGGCACGCTAAAAAACATCGCGCAGATACAAAAAAGCTTTACAAAAGACTTAGACGGTCTGCAAAAATCACTGAAAGAGCTGAATCGCGGCCGTGCCGAAATAAAAATCGATGCGGACAAAGCAAAGCGCGAGCTTAAAGCTGCACAAAAAGCCTATACCGACTACGGCGATGCAGCATCAAAAGCAGCGGCGCAGCAGGCACAGGTCCGATGGGATGATGCACAGCAGCAACTAAAAGCCTATGATAGGCAGATCCGCGAGACCACCAAAGCGATGGAGGATCTGACAGGTGCGCAGTCAAAAGCTACTGCGTCCGCGGCAGCGTCCGAGTCGGCCGCACCGCCCGCTTCGGCGGGCGGGGTTGAATCGGTCGCAACGGCAGTTTTAGGATCACAGCTGGCGGCGCAGCTGGGCACATCGGTCGCATCCGCTTTTGGCGCGGGTATATCCTCCGCTTTTGGCGACAGCGTCGGGGCATCCGTGTCCACCATCGGCGGAGCCCTGGCATCGGGCGCGGCAGGCGGCGCGGCACTCGGCAGCATCATCCCCGGACTGGGCACGGCCGTCGGTGCCGGCATCGGTGCTGCTGTCGGCCTGATATCCGGTGCGATACAGGACGCAGCACAAAAAAAGCAGGACCGTGACCAGTATTTTAAGGACGATGTAAAAAACATATACGATGAAGTAGTCACCATTCGCCAAAGCATGGTGACTACCGGCGCTGAAATCGCTGCGGAGCGCGAGACCACGCAGATGGCTTTTGCAAACTTGCTTAAAGGCGAAGCCGCAAATGCGCCCGTATACGCCTACAGCGCAGCGCGGGACGGCGGCAGCCTTGCATATCTGCTACAGCAGACGCAGGTCGGCGCGGGCATGGACCGCAACGCATATGCCGCTGACTTTTTGACAAAACTCAACGAATTCTCCCGCGACACTCCGTTTGAGTATGACGAACTTGCATCTATCAGTAAAACGCTGCTGACATATGGTTATAATTCAAACAACATGTTTGATATGTTGACCAAAATCGGCGATGCCGGCAGTGCACTGGGATGGGATTCATCGTCCAAAACCGCCGTTGCGACATATATCGGCCGCATGAATTTGACCGACAAAGTCACGATGGAATATATCAATCCCTTGATTGAGCGCGGCATCGATGCAATCGGATATATCACCGAAAGTCTGAAAACTGACAGCGGCAAGGCCGTCACCGAGCAGGATGTCATGCAGATGATAAGCCGCGGCGAGCTGAGCGGCAAAGCCGTGGCGCAGACGCTGATTGAGTACATGGGCAGCGATTTTGCGGGTTCGATGGAGGAAATGCAAAACTCTTACGCAGGGCTTGAATCGACAATCGCCGGCTGGGAAGCCGACATGCAAGCCGCCTTCGGCGAAAAGTTTAACGAAAAACGCAAAGAGCAGATGCATGAGCAGATTGACTGGTACGAGGAAAACGGTGATGCGCTGAAAGAAATGTACGGCAAGGTCGGTGAGTACGAGGCTAACCTTATCGGCGAAAAAGAGCGCACCATGCGCGAGAGCATGGACGAGCTGCTTGAAAAAGCGGGCGAGATCCCGACAGGTGAGCAGATGAGCGATGAGCTTTATGCGGCTTTAGTCGATGCGCAGGTCAAGTACAACCAAAGTGACGCATATAACGATTACTTTGACAGTCAGCTATCTTTGATACAAACCACCCGCGATAAACTTGTATCCGAAGGGACGTATCGTAATTTTGGATACGAAATGGCACAAGAATTTACAAAAGGTTATAATGCCGCACTGTCGGCGAGCATGGGCATCGGCGAAGCCGAGCCGAACGCAGCCCCAAACGCAACGCCCGAACCGATAGTATCCCCGGGTCCGCTGCCGCCGCCCGCTTTTGCGTACGGTATCCGGTCCGTGCCGTATGATGATTTTGCGGCGCGACTGCATCAGGGCGAGCGCGTGCTGACAGCAGCGCAGGCACGGTCCGCGGACATGGCGGCATCCCCGCAAGTGACTATTACAGGCAATACTTTTGTAGTGCGCGAGGAAAGCGACATAGACGCTATCGCGCTTGCGCTTTATGAGCGTTTTGCGACGGCAAGCGCAGTTTACACAGGATAGTACAACTATGAGACGTATTTTCAGCATTTTGCACGAAGGCACCGAGTATTGCCTGCCGGTGACACCGGCATCCATCCGGCTGGACACCGGCATAAAAATCGATACCGCCGCTGTATACGGACTGGGCGATATAAATCTCGCCGGAGACCGCACGGCGGCAGCCGTCAGTATCAGCTCTTTTTTCCCGGCGCAGGCCTACGATTTTTGCATAGGTCAGCATCGCGATCCGTATGACTGGGTAAAGATCTTTAAAAAAATAATCAAAAAGAAAAAGCCTGTACGTTTGATAATTTCCGACACGGCGATAAATATCCGTGTGCTGATAAAATCAATCGAGTACGGCGAGGATCCGGGCACCAATGACATTAATTACACA